CCTCTGGTGTGTTCCACCCGATGATTACAGAAGCCGTTGTGCGCTTCCAGTCAGAGACAATCACCGAGACATTCCCCGCGCAAGGCCCTGTGCGTACCAAGATACTTGGTAAAGAGACACCGCAGAAACAAGAAGCGGCTGTGCGCGTAGAAGCGGATATGAACTACCAACTGACTGAGAAGATGGTTGAGTTCCGTCCTGAGCATGAGCGCATGCTCTGGTCACTGCCGGCCACAGGTTCAGCGTTTAAAAAGGTGTACTACGACCCCTCGCTTGGCCGTCAAGTGTCTATCTTTATTCCTGCGGAAGACATGATCCTGCCCTACGGCACATCGGACATTCAGACTTGCTATCGCGTCACGCACGTTATGCGCAAGACCAAGAATGAGATTTTAAAACTGCAGCAAGCAGGGTTTTACTGTGAAGTAGAACTGGGTGAGCCAGACAAAGTTGTTGGCGACATTCAAAAAGCCAAGGACAAAGAGACGGGCTTTAGTGATCTGAACGATGACCGCTTCACGCTCCTTGAGTGCCACGTTGATTTAGATATCAAGGGTCACGAAGACTTGGACGACGATGACGAGCCGACAGGCATCGCGCTTCCGTACGTGGTGACAATCATTCGCGGCACAAACGATGTTTTAGCTATTCGCCGTAATTGGGAGGAAGATGACCCACTCAAACTCAAACGCCAGCACTTCGTGCACTACCAATATATTCCGGGCTTTGGAGCTTATGGCTTTGGGCTGTTCCATCTTATCGGAGGCTTTGCTAAATCCGCTACAAGCATCATGCGCCAGCTCATCGATGCAGGAACACTGTCCAACTTGCCCGGTGGCCTCAAGTCCAGAGGACTGCGCATCAAGGGAGATGACACGCCAATCGCTCCGGGTGAATTCCGTGACGTAGACATTGGCTCTGGCACCATCCGTGACAGCATCCTGCCCCTGCCATACAAAGAGCCTTCAGCGGTTCTTGCCGCACTGCTCGATAAGATCGTAGACGAAGGACGACGCTTTGCGGCTACTGCGGATATGAAAGTGTCCGACATGTCTGCGCAGGCTCCTGTTGGCACAACGCTGGCACTACTTGAGCGCCAGCTTAAAGTGATGACGGCTGTGCAGGCCCGTGTGCACTACGCCTTAAAGCAAGAGTTGCAGCTTCTGCGTGACATCATCCGTGACTACACAGATGACACATACTCATACGAGCCAGAAGGCGATGACGGCCCACGCGCTAAGAAGTCTGACTACGCGCATGTAGACGTTATCCCCGTGTCTGATCCGAATGCGGCCACCATGTCACAGCGTGTGGTGCAGTACCAAGCCGTCATTCAGATGGCGCAGATGGCTCCAGATATTTACGACTTGCCACAGTTGCACCGCAACATGTTGGAGGTGTTGGGCATCAAGAACGCAGACAAACTTGTGCCACTTGAGGATGACCAGAAACCCAAAGACCCTGTGACAGAGAACATGGCTGTGCTCAAGGGCGAGCCACTCAAAGCGTTTGTGGAGCAAGATCATGCAGCGCACCTTGCTGTGCACACCAGCATGATGCAAGACCCAACCGTGATGCAATTGATTGGCCAGAACCCCAAGGCTCCTCAGATTCAAGCGGCGCTGACTGCACACATCGCAGAGCACGTAGGGTTCCAGTACAAGTTGCAGTTGGAGAAACAACTTGGCATGTCAATTCCAAAAGAAGACGAGCAGGTGCCAACCGCAGTTGCCAACGCAATGGCCAGCATGATGGCGCAAGCGGCTCAGCAAATGCTGCAGCAAAACCAAGCGCAAGCCGCACAACAGCAAGCTCAGCAACAAGCGCAAGACCCGCTCATCCAGATGCAACAGCAAGAGTTGCAACTCAAGCAACAGGAAATTCAGGCCAACATTCAGTTGGGGCAACAACGCTTGCAAATGGAAGCGCAGAAGATGCAACAAGACTTCCAGCTTAAGCAACAAGCCGCGCAGTTGGATGCTCAGAAGATGGTGGCTGACATGACTGCCAAGTCAGACAAACTTGATTTGGACACTGAAAGACTGCGTAGTGAACAAGAACTTGAAGGTATGCGCATCGGTGCGCAGATCAACGAAAGCAAGGTTAAACAACAGTTTGACCAAGAGTATGCCGGTGTGAAGCTAGGCTCTGAAATTTCTAAGCGACAGAAAGAGATGGACTTGCAAGCCCGTACTACAGCTTTGCAGTTTGCAAATAAAAGCCAGCCACAAGGTAAGGAACCCAAATGATCCAAGAATTCGCATCCGTATTGCGCGACAAAATACGTACTGACATGAACAACTACGCAGATGACTTGGCTGCGGGATCGTGTCGATCATTTGATGAATACCAAAAACTCTGCGGGATTATTTCGGGTCTAGCCCTTGCAGAGCGTTATCTCCTTGACCTGCTACAGAAAGTTGAACAATCAGATGATTGAAACTGAATCAGGATTAATCCTGCCGCCAAACATCGTCTTACCAAAGCATATCCAGCAATTGGATTCGCCAGAAGAAGGCGCTGACAGTGAAACAAAAGCAGGTGCGCTGCCGACCCCCACAGGTTGGAAGTTGCTGTGCGTTGTTCCAGAAGCAGACGAAAAGATTGCAGGGTCAAACCTGTATAAACCAACGGAGTTCATGCGCCAAGAAGAGACAGCCACCACGGTGCTGTTTGTATTGCGTGTAGGCCCCGATGCGTACAAAGACACCACCAAGTTCCCCACAGGCGCATGGTGTAAAGAAGGCGACTTCGTCTTGGTACGTACTTACTCTGGCACAAGATTCAAAATCTTTGGCAAGGAGTTCCGTCTCATCAATGATGACCAAATTGATGCTGTTGTGCAAGACCCCCGCGGTTTAACCCGCGCTTGAAAGGAAAGAAATGGCTGAACAATACAAGTTCCCCGACGAGCTTGACGACACCCCCGCACCCGTGGGATCGTCCGAAGCAGACGTCGAAATTGAGATCGTAGACGACACGCCTGAACGTGACAGAGGCCGCAAGCCCCTAGACCGCGAAGTCGCCGATCCAACCGATGACGAAATTGAGAACTACTCTGAGGGCGTTAAAAAGCGCATCAAGGAACTCACTCATGCCCGTCACGATGAGCGCCGTGTCAAAGAAGCGACAATGCGCGAAAAACAAGAGCTTGAAAGAATGGCCCAACACCTGTTGGCCGAGAACAATAAGCTTAAACAATACGTGAATAATGGTGAGCAACAGTATGCCGCCACGATTCAAACTGCTACAGAAGCTGAACTGGCTATGGCCCGTAGAAAGCTTAAAGAAGCCCATGAAGCATTTGACACAGATGCGATCATTGCGGCTCAAGAGGAGTTGGCGGATGCAAAGATGCGTGCAACAGCCGCAAAAAATTTCCGCCCAACCCCTTTACAATACGATTCTGATGTAGTACAAACTAGTCAACAAGTACCCGAAGCGGCCCAACCGGACGATAAAACACTGCGCTGGCAGGCAAGAAACCAGTGGTTTGGATCACCCGGGTACGAGGAACTCACCAGCTTTTCACTAGGGCTGCACCAAAAACTAGTGAACTCGGGAATAGACCCCCGCTCTGACGAATATTTCGAGCGCATTGATGCTCGCATGAAAGCTACGTTCCCTGATGTTTTCGGTGGACAAGGCAGGCCGAAGTCCGGCGATGGCTCCAGAAAGCCTTCCACGGTTGTTGCCTCTGCGACTCGTTCGACAGGAGCAAAAAGAGTCCAACTAAGTCCGACGCAAGTTTCGTTGGCAAAAAAGTTTGGCTTAACCCCGCAGCAATATGCTGCTGAATTGGTAAAAATGGAGAAATCGAATGGCTGAAAACCGTACAAATCGTGACTTGGTGTCACGCGAAAAATCTGCTCGTGCTGTATACGTACCGCCGACAAACTTGCCTGATCCAACGCCTGAACCGGGCTACGTGTATCGCTGGGTAGCGACACATGTGCTGGGACAGTCGGAAGTGACCAACGTATCACGCAGAATGCGTGAAGGTTGGGAGCCGGTGAAGGCAGCTGACCATCCAGAATTGATGCTGTTGGGTAACGAAAAGACTGGGAACGTGGAAATCGGTGGCCTCATGCTCTGCAAGATTGCCAAAGAAAAAGCGGATGCTCGGGATGAGTACTTTAACCAGCAGGCTCAAAACCAGATGGAGTCAGTTGACAATAGCTTCATGCGACAAAATGATTCCCGCATGCCGTTGTTTGCCGAACGCAAGTCGTCTTCAACGCGTGGTGGGTTTGGTTCTGGTTCTAAATAAACTTAGGAGTCCTTAAATGGCATCTACCGCTTCTCCCTACGGCTTCCGTGCCGTAAATGAGTTGGGTGGCCTACCATACGCTGGTAGCACTCGACAATTTCTGATCGACCCTGCTGGTTACAACACGAACATTTTCAATGGTTCGATCGTTGCAATCAACACGTCTGGTTACATCAACATCGTCACTACAAATGGCGATAACAGCACACCGTTCCCAGCAGGCACTATCGGCGTTTTCGTCGGTTGCTCCTTCACGAACGCACAAGGCCAAATCATTTACTCTCAGTACTACCCTGCCAACACAGCTTCTGTGCAAGGCTCTGCTATTACTGCGTACGTAATTGATGACGACCGCGCTGTGTTCCAAGTGCAAGCTAACGGCTCAATGGCTCAAACCACTTTGGGCATGAACGTGAATCTGAGCGCTGTTCAGAGCACTTCAACAGGCTCTACGACCACTGGTAATTCCACTACGGCTGTTAGCTCTACTGCTGCTGCCACTTCTGGTATTGCTTTCCGTGTTGTTGGTTTTGCAGACACCCCCGGCTTCTCTCAAGTTGGCGATGCCTTCACCGACATCTTGGTCAAGTTCAATCCCGGCGCACATTCATACAGCAACGCCACCGGCGTAGCATAAGGAGTAACTAACCATGGCAATTTCACGCGCACAACTACTTAAAGAGCTGCTCCCCGGCCTGAACGCATTGTTCGGTTTAGAGTACGCACGCTACGGCGAAGAGCACAAAGAAATCTACGAAACAGAGAAATCTGAGCGTAGCTTCGAAGAAGAGACAAAGCTTGCTGGCTTTGGTTCTGCTCCCGTCAAGAATGAAGGTCAAGCCATTGCTTATGACAATGCGCAAGAAGCCTTCACCGCTCGCTACAACCACGAGACTATCGCTCTGGGCTTCAGTATCACTGAAGAAGCTGTGGAAGATAACTTGTATGACTCACTGTCTGCACGTTACACCAAGGCTTTGGCCCGCGCTATGTCTTACACCAAGCAAGTTAAAGCTGCTTCCGTTATCAACAACGGTTTCAGCGGTAGCTATCTTGGCGGTGATGGCGTTTCTTTGTTCGGTGTTAACTCCTCTAGCGCCCGTGTTGGTCACCCACTCGTTAACGGTGGTGTGAACTTCAACAGCCCAACTACTGGTGTTGACTTGAACGAAACATCTTTGGAAAACGCCGTGATTCAAATCGCTGCATGGACTGATGAGCGCGGTCTGTTGATCGCCGCCAAGCCCCGTAAGATGGTGATTCCTCCAGCACTGATGTTCGTTGCCAAGCGTTTGCTTGACACCGAGTTGCGTGTACAAACTGCTGACAACGATATCAACGCGTTGAAGCAGATGGGTGCAATCCCTGAAGGTTACACCGTTAACCACTTCTTGACCGACAGCAACGGCTGGTATTTGATTACCGACGTGCCAAACGGCATGAAGCACTTTGAGCGTATGCCTTTGGCTAACTCAATGGACGGCGACTTCGATACTGGTAACGTTCGTTACAAGGCTCGTGAGCGTTACAGCTTCGGCTGGTCTGATCCCCTCGGCATGTGGGGTTCTGCAGGCGCTTAATGCGTAAGGCGTTGGCGGTGTGGTGAGTACACACAGATCGACAAGACTAGGATGCTGGGTTTGAATCCCAGACAACGCCACTAAAGAGCTCCTTCGGGAGCTCTTTTTATTTGTTGCATGTGTTTTTTATTTGGTGTATATTGCAATCAATCCGGGCTTATCCGGTGTTCTTACAGTCCCGGCTGACGACATGCAGATAGAACACCCCAACTTGCATGTAAGGAAATATCATGGCAAATACCACATTCAACGGCCCAGTACGGTCGCAAAACGGCTTTCAGTCCATCAGCATTAACAGCACTACCGGTGCCGTTACAGTTAACGCTACATTCGGTGCCGCTACTAGCGTAACCGATCTAACTGCTACAAATGTAACAGCCACAAATCTGGTTTTCACCGATCAAAATCACCCCACAAAAGCCGCGCTTACCGCAACGGCTACCCTCACTGCAGCACAAGTTGCGACTGGCTACATCACAGTAACTTCAGCCTCTGCTGTAACTCTCACACTGCCTACAGGCACATCGCTTGGCACGGCAATTGGTGCGACCCAAGGTACTGTGTTGGAGTTGTACATTGACAACACCGCAAGCACAAGCTCAGGCGCTGTGACTGTGGCCGTAGCTACAAACGGTATTTTGTCTAGCGCTGCTGCTGACACCCCCGGTAGCTTTGGTGATTTGACAATTCCTGTTGGTGCAACAGGTTTGGCTCGTTTCACCATCATGTTCTCTAGCGCAACAGCGTACGTGTTTACCCGTACTGCCTAATCAACCCAAGGGGCTTCGGCCCCGTTTTTAAAGGAGATTGATTATGACGATGCAATATGATGTAAAACAAGGGCATCTAAACCAAAGCGGTTTTTTTGTACTTGCACGTAACCGTGTAAAAGGTGTTTCTTTTTATGGTGGTGGCGGAACTTTAGTTTTGTTTGACACAACCGTAGCCCCAGTAACTTCAAGCGTAACTTATGGCCGTAGTGGTACGACTGTAACTGTGACTAAAACTGCTCACGGCTTGTCTACGGGCGCTGTTGTTGGTATTCACTTTGTTGGTGGTTCTGGCGGCGCGGCTACAGATGGTAACTACACAATTACTAGGACAGGCGCTGACACGTTTACGCTTACGGACATCAATACTGGAACTATTACAGGTTCTCCAGCAGCGCTTTATGTCAGTGGCGCAAGTCGTTGGCTGATGACTTATGAGACGCACGCAACAGACGAGTTTCAGAATGCCCCCCTTATCCCCGGCGAAGGCGTATTGGCATTGAATGGAATTTATGCCTATATGAGCGGTATTGACGGGGCGCAGGTTTACTATGGCTAAGAGTCCAGCATGGCAACGCAAAGAGGGCAAGTCCGAGAAGGGCGGCTTGAACGCCAAGGGACGGGCCTCGTACAACAAGGCAAACCCCGGCAAGCCGGGCTTGAAGCGTCCTCAACCAGAGGGCGGCAAACGCCGCGACTCTTTCTGCGCCCGTATGGAAGGCATGAAGAAGAAGCTGACAGGAGAGAAGGCCAAGAAAGACCCGAATTCTCGCATCAACAAAAGCCTTCGGGCTTGGAATTGTTAAAGGCACAAAATGGCAGAAAAAACTAAAGCACGAAAAATAGCCGAAGAGATGGAATTGGAGCGCACGTATCCAAGGTCATCAAAAATGGCTAAAGAAACTCCAACTATGGCACAAAGTGCTACAGACGCACTTAAAGGTGGGCTAGGAATTCCCTTGGCTATGGGTGTTGATATGCTAACTGGGCCAAAAAGACGTTCTAAAGAAGATATGTCAGAACTTACCCGTGAAGTTGCAAGAGGCAACAAAATGAAAAAAGGTGGTATGACTGCGTCTTCTCGTGCTGATGGTATTGCCCAGCGCGGTAAAACCAAAGGTCGGATGGTATGAACGAAATTCAACTGACTGACCGCGAGGAAGCTATTGCCAAAAAAGCGGCAAAGATTGCCCTTGAGGAAATGTCTAGCGAGTTTTACAAAAAGGTCGGCAAGACTGTTGTAGAAAAAGCGCTGATCTGGATTGGCTTAATCGTTGTTGGTTTTGTGTTTGGCAAAGGTTGGATCATTAAGGTTTAACATGCCTAGCACTAGCAAGAAGCAACACAATTTCATGGCGGCTGTGGCCAATAGTCCAAAGTTTGCTAAGAAAGTAGGAGTCCCACAGTCTGTGGGAAAAGACTTTAATGAGGCCGACAAAGGCCGTAAATTTTCTAAAGGTGGGAATATCATGGCTACAAAAAACAACGGCATCACTACTGCCAAAATGGGTTCAGTGCGTACAGCGGCTCCTAGCCGTGACGGTATTGCTTCTAAAGGCAAGACCAAAGGCACTATGGTCAAAATGTCCGGTTCCACGCCCTTGGGCATGAAAAAGGGCGGCATGACCAAGAAGATGAACATGGGCGGCAAGACCTGCTAATGTCATGATGGCGAGTCGCGGTATGGGGGATATTTCCCCCTCTAAAATGCCAAGCGGCAAGCGTAAGGCTCGCCGTGATGACACTGACTTTACCCAGTACAAAGAGGGTGGTAAAGTCAATGCTGCTGGCAATTACACAAAGCCCGGTCTTCGCAAGAAGATTGTGTCTCAAGTAAAAGCCGCAGCAACTCATGGCACTGGCGCAGGTCAGTGGTCGGCTCGCAAGGCACAGCTAGTTGCCAAGAAGTACAAGGCAGCTGGCGGGGGTTACCGAGATTGAAAGCGCCTCAAAAATCATTGAAGGACTGGGGCGACCAGAAATGGAGAACCAAAAGTGGAAAACCGTCTAGTAAAACTGGCGAGCGATACCTTCCAGAAGCTGCGATTAAAAGTCTCAGCCCTAGTGAGTACGCTGCGACGACCAAAGCCAAGCGAGCCGGAAAAAAAGCCGGAAAGCAATTCGTAGCGCAACCTAAAACTATTGCAAAAAAGACCGCAGGGTTTAGATAAAAGGAACCATCATGAGCCCAGCATTTGGAAACCCAACAGGCACGTTCGCGCAACAGTCGCAGAACAATAAAATGTCTCAGCCTTTTGGTGGGCAGAATGGCCAGCCGCAACAAGGTTTTGGTGGTCAACAGCAAGGCGGTCTTGGCGGCATGTTTGGCGGTCAACAACAAGGCGGCTTTGGTGGCTTTGGTGGTCAGCAAGGCGGCTTTGGTATGCCTCAGATGCAGAGTCCCTACGGCCCACAACAAGGTGGTTTTGGTGGCGGCTTTGGTGGTTTCGGTGGCGGCTTTGGCGGTGGTTTTAACCCATACCAACAGCAGATGCAGAGTCCTTACGGCCCACAGATGGGCGGGTTCGGTGGTGGCTTTGGCGGCATGATGGGCGGCGGTTTTAACCCATACCAACAAGGCATGATGGGGGGCTTTGGCGGCATGATGGGCGGTTTTAATCCGTACCAGATGCAGAGTCCTTACGGCCCACAGATGGGCGGTTTTGGCGGTGGCTTTGGCGGCATGGGTGGCTTTGGCCGTGGTAGAGGTCGCGGTATGGGCGGTTTTGGTGACCAGCAACAACGTAGCTACGAAGAGTACGCTAGTTCACCCACACAAGAATTGAAGATGCCGCGTGAGCAATATGAAGCTCAACAGGGCATGTTCTCTGGCAATAGACCTGATCCAAGGATGCGTGCTGATATACCGCGCCAACTAAGTGGAACACCTCAACCGGTAGAGAATATGCCCCAACAGTACAGCCCTGAAGAGTACTTGAAGCGAGGCTTACAAATGCAGGCGCAAAACGCATCTATGAACAATAGGGGCGGTATAGAAGCAAGACCTCAGTACCAAGATTCAAATACGATGAGTGCCGCGGTTATGCCTACCATGGGTACTATGGACAGACCCGGAAATTATGGCCGTAACTCTGATGTAATGTCTAGTTTCTCAAGATTGTTTGGATAACACATGCCTATCTCAGGAACAGCAAATTTCAACCTCGATCTTTCTGAGATCGTTGAAGAAGCGTTTGAGCGTTGTGGCTCAGAACTGCGCACGGGCTATGATTTGCGTACGGCTCGCCGTTCCTTGAACTTAATGTTTGCTGACTGGGCAAACCGCGGTATCAACATGTGGACATTTGAGCAGGGCACGATCAACCTGACTCCGGGCTTAGCTACCTACGCTTTGCCAACAGACACAGTGGATTTGCTGGAGCATGTGATTCGTACAGGAGCCGGTAGCGCGTCTACCCAAGCTGACTTGACCATCACACGTATCAGTGTTTCTACGTATGCCACGATCCCAAACAAGCTTCAGCAAGCTCGCCCCATTCAGTTGTGGTTTCAGCGCTTGGATGGCCAGCGTTCGGCAATCGGTACAACCTTGTCGTCTACCATCACATCAACAGACACGACCATCACAGTAGCTTCTACTGCGGGTTTGGCAACCACAGGCTTTGTGCTTATTGGGACAGAGACCATCAACTACGGCTCCGTCAGTGGCAACCAACTGCTGTACTGCACACGCGGTCAGGCAGGAACAACGGCAGCAGCTCATACTGCAGGCGCACCTGTGTACGCACAGAACTTGCCCTCTGTTACTGTGTGGCCAACCCCAGACAACAGCCAGACGTATCAGCTTGTGTACTGGCGCATGCGCCGTATTGATGATGCTGGTGGCGGTGTGAACACAATGGATGTGCCGTTTAGATTCTTAAACTGCATGGTGGCAGGTTTGGCGTACTACTTGGCTTTGAAGATTCCCGATGGGGCGCAGCGCCTTGAAGTGTTGAAAGCTCAGTACGATGAGGCTTGGCAGTTGGCTGCGGATGAAGACCGCGAGAAGGCCGCTGTTCGCTTTGTGCCTCGTCAGATGTTCATTGGAAGCGGTACGTAAATGGGCAATCGGTTTGCTTCTGGGAAAAACAGTATCGCCATGTGCGATCGCTGTGGTTTTCAGTTCAAGTTAACTGCCTTGAAGAAAGAAGTTCTCAAGACAAAGCTTTACAATTTGCTTGTGTGCCCTACGTGTTGGGATCCAGATCAGCCGCAGTTGCAGTTGGGTATGTATCCAGTAGATGACCCCCAAGCAGTGCGTAATCCTCGGCGGGACACAACGTATGTAACCGCTGGCCCGAACTCGCAAGGTTCTTTGACGGGTGGTTCACGAGACATTCAATGGGGCTGGAACCCTGTTGGTGGGTCGAGAAATTTTGACAATGGACTAACGCCAAACTACTTGGCATTAGCGGTGCAAGTTGGTACAGTAACGATAGCGATTTCATAGGAGCCTGAAATGGACAAAAAAGATTTAGCCCAAGACAAGAAGATGATTAAGTCTGCTGTTGGTAAGCATGAGAAAAACATGCACCCCGGCAAAAAGCCTACAAAGCTTAAAGCTGGCGGCAAGACCAACAGCGATATGCTGAAATACGGTCGCAACATGGCCAAGGTGATGAACCAGCGCTCTGTTGGTCGTGGAGGCTAAGATGGCCACATACAAGCAACCCACAAAAGTTGCCAACGTTATCGTTGGTGAGATGCCTGTCAAGCAAGCTTTGAAAGCTAACCAATCGTTGGCCAATGAGCGTAGCAACCCTTACGAGGGTACTAAAACTTCTGGCATTAAAATTCGCGGTACTGGATGCGCCACCAAAGGCGTGATGGCCCGTGGCCCAATGGCGTAAAACATGAACTACACTGAGCTTGTAACTGCGGTCTCCGATTACACGGAGAATACGTTTGAGACCTCTGAGATGAATACGTTCATCGAGCAGGCTGAGCAGCGCATTTACAACTCGGTTCAGTTCCCTTCCATTCGCAAGAACGTGACTGGTCAGACAACAACAAGCAATAAATATCTGCAGTGCCCATCAGACTTCTTGGCGGTGTACTCTATGGCTGTTGTTACAGATGTGACAGGCGGGAATATAAACACTGGTACGTACGAGTATTTGCTTAATAAAGACGTTAACTTTATCCGTCAAGCGTACCCCACCCCAAATGATACAGGCACCCCCAAGTACTACGCACTGTTTGGCCCACGCTCTGATGACGAGACAGAGTTGTCTTTTATTCTTGGCCCAACACCTGATGCGCAGTACTACGTTGAACTGCACTATTACTACTACCCAGAGTCTATCGTGACTGCAGGCACCTCATGGCTTGGCGATAACTTTGATTCGGTGTTGCTGTACGGCACATTGGTAGAAGCGTACACATTCATGAAGGGTGAGACCGACATGATGCAGTTGTATGACGGCAAGTACAAAGAAGCCCTTCAAATGGCTAAACGTTTGGGTGATGGTTTGGAGCGTTCCGACAGCTACAGAAGTGGACAGTCTCGTGTGGCACCGCTACCTCAGAATAGAGGAGTGGTATGAGTATTGTTCAGACCGCCACCACATCGTTTAAGACCGAGCTACTGCAGGCGGTTCACAACTTTGGCCCCACATCGCCCAACACTTTCAAGATTGCGCTGTACACAGCCGCTGCTGATCTGAACGCTACGACCACGGTGTACACAACACTAAATGAAGTCGTAGGCACGGGGTATACGGCAGGCGGCAACACTTTGGTTATCAGCGTCTCGCCTACGGCAAGCGACAACAGCTATAGCATCCCAACGGCTTTCATCTCGTTTGCCAACACATCGTGGGCAGCAGCTTCGTTTACAGCGCGGGCTGCTCTGATTTATAATGCCTCTCAGGGCAACAAGTCTGTGGCCATCCTTGACTTTGGCTCTGACAAGACAGTCAGCGGCACGGCATTCACCATTGAATTCCCAATAGCCAACTCAAACAGCGCCATTGTGCGCATCTCTTAAGGACACACCATGACCACAGAAAAACTCAAAGTAACCGATCACATTTCTAGCGGTTTTATTGCCGGTACTAAATCGGGCGAAGAAGCTAAAGCTACAGGTGTTTACCACATTGAGTGCCACGATAAAGATGGTAACTTGAAGTGGTCTGCTGACACAAAGAACTTGGTGGTTAATGCTG